ACTATTACTAAACCCTAGTATGCCGTCCCCAAGGAACTACATTCAGAAATGTCCTCGAAGCAAAATTTCATGATTTAGAACTCACTAACCATACACTACCCTGAACCATATTCTATTTTATTTACTATTTATATAAGATATCATAATATGTGCGTATGTGTTATAGTTCATTATATATGTATATTAAATAATTATATATGTCACATTATATGTTATTAATTATCTCCAAACAATTCAGCACTATCACTATCTGTCTCATTATCAATTGATACATTCTTCTGCTTCTTGTTATCAGATAACGTTTGACGAATTCTAGTAATTGCGTTTAGTTGTGGTGGTCTGGACACTTGCATATTGAATGAAAATACCATGTTTGTTTTAGTTACATGAATGATAGAATTAATATATTTATAACCGCCAATATCATTAATCAAAAATAAATCACATAAATCACCTGATTTAATGAGCTTCTGATAATTATTGAAATCATCAGTATTAAACCATTCACCTGTTCTTATATTGTTAGAATTATATCCACCATAAAACACAGTCAAATATTCAATTGGAATTTCAGTTATATATTCTGATAGTATTAAAGTTGAGATATAAAAGATTAAATTAGAATTACAACGTCGAAAGTCTAGTTGTGACACTCGTTTCCATTCGTTCCTAGCTTCAAGAGTTGAAGTATCCATCAATCCCCTCCGCCAGGAGTAAAATTCATGAACGACTCGCTTGATCATAGGTAATATATCTTTCATCTGTTCATACGTTACTAATTCAATTAATTTTCCATCATTAAACGTTGTTTTCTTGGTTTTATCTTGATTCAACTCAGTTCTAACCATACATATTCCACTATCTGTTGGTATTAAATCAAATCTATTATTTGAAGCTTTATCATCATGGTTAAATTTAAACAATGATGATAATTTCAACATAATATCTCGGTCGCCGGGTAGTGAAAATGGGGTGTTTCGGCTTGTTACCACTTTGCCAGTGGGTGATAAGTTTGACAACGTGGTCGTAGCTTGGACTTTTTGTGAATTCATGATTTCTGTTCCTTTCGGTTCGATTTGTCTCTGTAATAATTTCTTGGTTGTTGCTATGGCATACAGTACACGCTTTTGGGTTTTAACT